CCCACTCACAAGCGGGGGTTCGTGAAACCCCTCAGAAAAATTCTGATGTTGCGCCGTAAAAAGTTTTTTAAAGAACTTCTTCAAACTTCGACTCCTCAGGCACCTCCTCAATGACAGGGAGTGGGAGAGGAATCAGGGGTGGGAGAATCGTCTTTCGAAAAACGAAACCCACGGGCTGCGGCCCAGTGTAAGGGACAACATTCAGAACACGACCGCTGGTGTCAAAAGCGTCACCCGACGGCGAGAAGACAGTCGCAATCTTCTGCAAGGTAATAACAGTGCTGGCAACCCGGCTCAAGAGCCCGGGGAGGACTCCGGCCAGCGCATAATACGAATAACCCAACTCCGGGTAAAATTGCGTAACTGCACCGACTGTGAAAATCAGGGAGCCAAGAGCAAGTAAACTAAAGTCTTCGGGGCCGTTAATATTCGCCTGCACTGGTGCAAACCCAGAGGCACCAGGTAGGCCGAGGGCCGTGGCACCAAGGTTGGCAATAGGTGTGACGGCAACGAAAGCAGAGGAGTTCATATTCGACTTCGCTTCCATCGCAACGTCAACAGTGAGCTGGTAAGTACCTGGCGCGAGCGGTATAGTTTGGCCACTCGAACGAATCGGGCCAAGGTTGAGCCCATCAACCACCGTGGGCGCATCTGCACCGCCTTCAACAACAACTGGCACGACAATCGTCTGTGCTGGTGTGCCGGGCAGATTGAGCGCTTGGGTTGGCATTTTCCACGCGGTGATTCCACCAATCCCGGCAGCGAGCGGGATAGCGGATGGGACGGCCTGCGGCGTGCTCAACTCGATGGCGTATTTCACGTGCAAGTTACCAAGTGTAACCCCTGTAGTAGCACCACCGCTGATAGCGATGTGAACAACGCAGCCATCGTAGATAGTGCCGTGTGACTGCTGAAGTGGCTGGTCGGGCAAATACGGGATGGTCAGCTTGCGCGGGTTCAGAGAATGAATACGCTTGGTATCGAGACGGACCTCAAAGTTTGGAGTCCACACAGGCATCTCCTTGGCGTCTGCATAAGTCATACCTTCGACGAGAGTCTTAGGGGGCGGATCGGTGGGATCATAATCTGGCATAATAGCAATGCTGCCAGTGCTAAGCGCCCCACACCGTGAAGTGTAGGTGATGACAACGTCTTTAATTCGGTAAAATTCGTAGAAGACGGCGGACTTTGACAACCACGGGAAGAGTGATGCATTCCCCGGGTTGAGGGGTAAGGAGTAGATGACTTGGAAAGTGCTAACCTTGGTCTCGATGGTTCCAAAAAGCTCGATATGATGTATTGCTTTCGAGTCCTTGCGCTCAGAAATGCGCGGTGGGCCAGTGGCCGCAAAGGCGCGGGTGGAGGCAATTGGGACACTCATGGCAACAGTCTTTCGAGTGCGTGAGCGCGAGCGTGAAGCAGCTCGCGGTGCTGGGACGGGTGCCGCCCGTCGGCGGATAGGCCTTTGCCGCGGCCTAGAGCGGGATCTTGATGTGTTTGGTGCACGTGAATTAAGGGCGCAATTGTGCAAAACTGCGCCCAATCGAAATGAATCGGTGTCGGAAGAGCCGGGTAATCTCACACTATCAGACGTACATTGACCCCAGTTGACAAGAAAGTGGTAAGTAGAGGTCCTAAGAATTAGTGAGCACGGCACGCCCTCACGGGCGTCCACAGCCTCTGCATGACACGAGCTGTGCAACAATCTTACCTTCGTCGCCACATCTGTAGACCGTGACCAAATCGACTTTGGCGGGAGTGAAAAATTCCACGGCGAAAAACAGAGTAACAGAGTACATAAGATGAGCACAAAACTCACACGACGGAGTAGGCCGAAGAGGGTTGATGGGCCCTCACCCTCTGCCCCGAGCGTCTGATCAAACGGCAGCACATGATGCGTCAAACCGTAATCTCGCTTCAGGATCTTTCCGAGCACCGGGTGGTTCATATGCTCACCAAAGCGTGCACCGCCGAAGTCGTTGTTGATGACTTCTATCTCGGCGCCAAGCAGGCGGTATCGCAGATAGAGGTCTTCGTCACGGAACTCAGCGGGTGGCATGGTGGTTGCAAGAACACGGTGCTCGAGAAACTGGGCGACCTCACGCAGCGCGCGCGGCGCCGGGAGGCCGCGCCGCATGTTGCGAATTAGAGTGAAGTCGGTTGCCGGGTAGAGCCCGGCCAGGAGCGCGCTTTGAAAAATAGCTGCGCGCTCTTCAAGCGGGACGTGAGCACGTCCCGGTAGGTCGCCCCGACAGGTGCCACTGGCTCTGAGGAGGACGCCGAGGTTGAGGACTGGGCGGTAGACTCCACGAACGTCCCGTACAGGGGAGTACTTGAGGAACTGTAAATCCTCGGGTAAAGTACACTCCTCAAGGGTGATGATATAACCCACGTCTCGTGCCGCTCGAATGATGGCGTCCGGGGTAAATACGACAACTCGTGAAACAGCGTATGCAATGAGCATACTCGCCAGATTATTGATACATGTTGTGATGGTGGACCCGGAATATAGCATAGGGAACTTCGGTTCCAATACGACGCGCCGTCTGGGGTCTGAATAACTCTGGATTCTAATAGGCAGTCCACACTGTTCGACAAGGATACGCGCGTCGTCGCGAAACTGTCCGGGGAAGAGGTGGATGAAGGCATTGAATATTCCTGGTCCGTGTGAAGCGTCACAGGAACTGATGTCCAGATTAAACCGTCGCACCCCTTCTTCACCACGGACGGCAAGGCACGAATCGTCTGAGAAGCAGCAGAAGTAAAAACGCCCACTTGGCTGGATGAGGTTGTTAAAAACTCCTTGCAAGATTGAAGTATCGGGGGTCTTAACGAACTGGATGAACCCTCCACGCACTCCGTAGATCTGCTCTTGTGCTCGTTTGAGAAATTCAGTGCTCCGGAATCCTTGCAAGGAGGCGGCGACTCCGAGATCGGCAATGGCTCGAGCATACTTTCCATGTTTGGCGATTTCGTCTCGCTTGAGTTTGTACAAAACCGAACGACACCAGAGGCGATCGTGAATTCGACCGGTGGCAGCGAGTTCGTCGTATGCGGTGATTCGCAACGCTCGCTTCGGGTGCGGATCGGCATAATGCTCGGCGCACTCCTCTCGCCACCCCCGGTATAGACGAAAAGTGGGCTCATAAAGTCTCTGCAAGTTGGTGATGAACTCCCAGTGCTCCTTAATAAAGGCTGATTGGGCGGCAAAGAGACGTTGATGACTTCCGGGTCGCTCGGGTTCACGAGCTGCAGTGAGTCGCCTAAGAGCGTATCGCATATTAACGTCGTCGGCTCCATAGATTCGTCCGTTGTGACAGGCCGTCGGTCCGAAACGAGTACGGTAGCAGCGGTCCGTAGAGTGGCTGTCGCCCGGGGCAAGGAAGTCGCCGCCAGGGACACCTGCGGGTTCGCGCTCGTCTGGAAAACGGAGCTCGCCTTGCCGAAACCACTGCTTACCGCTGCGGCAAGTGAACGACCTGTTGTAACTGTAAGGTTTGTGGGCAAAACAGGTGCGTACCGTCGTAAAATGGTACGGGCCCCGAAGCTGGACGGTGTATTGAGTCGGGGCCCAGCGTGAAAATCCGGCGACGCTTTGGTGATGAGAGATTGGAGCATGCACGCTCGGATGCAGAAGACGTTGTGGAGTAACCTAATCGTGTTCATCACAACTGTCTCGGAGAGGAGAGTCACAACAAAAATTCCTGCGACATTAACCTTGTTCACGACAGCCTGAAGGAAGGCGGGGAAGCTAGCATCCACCTCGTAGTTTCCTTTGATGGCACGATAACGTGAACACTGTTGATCAACGCGCACCGCGTGGAAAAGGCCAACGGACACCTCCACGTCAGTGATGGCGTTGTAATTTAAACGTGCAAGGAAGTTGTCAACCAATGGCTCCAAATTATCCTCAAAAAGTCCGATGTCTGGCGGGAGAATGCGCAGCGTATAACTCCCCATGGTGGCAGGCATGACCTCGCTGGAAACTTCGGGAGCGGAGACGCCATAATGAGCAACATGATGCTTGGCATCGCGCGCGAAGAATGGATACAGGGCTTTAGCCGCCATGGTGATGAGGATGGATTGGCGGATTTCTCCAACCTGACTGAAGACAGTGGCTCGGCGTATGCATTTGAAGTGGCTGAGGCGGTGGCCGCTGATGACCTTCATCTCTGGGTCGCAGCGAATCGCACGGCGAAAGGTGGGTAAAGGGCGGGTCCCAAGATCGGGGACTTCATCCTCTTCAAGATCGGAACTCGGGCACTCTGAGCTGGAATCACAATCGTCAAGGTGTTCAAGGGGGGGTAAAACACTGTCAGGTATGACAAGAGGTTTTAACTCGCTCTGAATCTCAACGATTGGAACACTCGGAGCCGGCGGGAGTTCCGGTTCAGGGACCGGGGCCCATGTTGCCTGCTTACGTTCGCGCCGTGGCGGTGGAATCACCTCGGGCTCAGCATCGTCATCAAGGTAGTCTTGGTACTCAAATTCATCATCGGAAGCAAGAGGACGCCAACGTTGAGGTAGTGATCTGGTAGCCGTCTCCGGCTCACTCAACATTTGTGCGGCGAGCGCTCGTGCGGGGTCACCACGGTGTGCGTGCGGTTTGCTATTGCACTCGACACTCATGACCTCGTACTTGCACTCTTCCCACTTGACTTCTCGGTCTCCACCACCCCCGGCCTTCTTCTCCTTTTTCTCAGCAACACGGCGTGCCCCACCTTGTTTACCTTTGGCACGGTGAAAGTGTGGACCGCGCAAGGAGCACGGGAAAGCCAGGCAATCAGTAAGTGCCGGCATAGGGCCTTCTCCGGGGTAACCCCGGGTGGCGTCAAAACGCAACTGGCGCTGACGGCGGCGCACCAAAGTCGCTTGTTTCCCTCGATGTGTTGGGGCGACGATATGGAGCGGCGCGGCCTCGGGTGGTGGCGGAGGCGGCGGCTTAATTTTGTCCTTCTTCGGCTTGGGTGGCTTCTTGACATGCACGGTTTGGCTGCGCCACATGGACTCCTGATGTTGGTTCTTGTTCACAAGGAACGTCACCTTCTTCATCAGAAGTCGTGTGGGCGAGGGCGGTGTGTGCCCCCGGATTACTAGTCCGGGGGCGGGTATAACACGGGCGTCGTCTTCCATTTGAGTTTCAGCTGCCAAGCTAGGACAAATACAGGGCATGAGATGTCCAACCCATGCCCCGGTTCTGCAAATAATACCCGCACATGCCGTTTGCATTCCGGCAAGGCGTCGACCCCTCGGAAGACATTCTCGACAACGATTCCTACTCAAAATTCATACGCCGGACGCCTATTCTCTTGGGACGCCTGGACCACGATTCCACATGGGATTCACCGCGAACGAATCGAGGGCTACTAACCGTAAGTGGGTGGATCGGCGCGCCAGAATGGGCCTGCGATTGAATGATGATGCGAAAGCTAAAAGGAACGGAGAAAAGTCAGTCTCCCCAACCGGCACAATGCAGATCACGAGATTGCGCTGGGGTCGGGAGTCCACCGGAGTGTTGCCCCGTGTGATTAAAACACAGGTGGACCCAAATCCACCTTAC